AGTTTTCTTGAAATAAGGGTTTGTCATTGTATTTGCCATTCCAGTTTTCGTCGTGCCGAACGTGCCACGATTATCGGGCTGATGAACCGCACAACCTTCACGCAATGCCCTGAGATTTTCAAGGTTCTTATCTTTATCGTAATCGTACTTCACAGCAACATAAGTTGAATAATCAGCAATCTCTTCTAGCAACTGACCCCGAGATCCATCATAGATGCGAATATTCTTTAAAAGAACAGAAGAACACTTGTCAAGTTGAAGGCGGGTCGGGGCTTTACCAGACGGCAATTTCAGTTGAACGTTAAAATCGAGATAAGTCTCACGACCGTCCATGTACTTGGTTGAAGGATCAAGGAAGATTTGAACCTTCTGTCCCGGCGAATAAGACAGACCATTCTCGGACGGAACAGATATTTTTGTTTCACCAACTCTCTCAGTAGTATCAGCAGACCAATAAGCAGACATATTTTATAATGTAGAATACATTATTAAATTAAATAAAAAAAAATCAAAAAAGTTTAATATCTCTTTTTGCCGGACTTCTTCTTCTTTTTTGAGTCAAAGATTTGCTTTTGATTGATTCTCTCTGGTTTAGCCGCTTCGATCACTTTATGCTGAAGCGGTTGTTTATATGCTTGAGTTTTTGGATTCAGTGGTTTCATGACAGTCGCTTTCGTTTTTTTTGGCATTATTGTTTTACTTTTATTTTAATTTTATTTTGATAATAAATAAAATATCCTTGTTATTATAAAATATGTCTCTCGTTATATGTTCCAATCAAGTTGCTGACGGGGAATCAGAACGTCAAAGAAACTCGATCTACAAGGCTTGGAGTTTTAGAAATCAACTTTCTTCAACTTACAAGATCCCAGCCAACGCCCAAGTCGCTTTACAGTCTGTCAAAGTCAATGTTGATGGTCGAATCGTTCTCTCTCGTCAAAATAATGTTATGTATCAATATTTTGGAAATAAACTAAGTCTTGATGGTATTAGCGACCCAAGTGCTACGCCAAAGAAACTTCAAATTGAAGATACTGTATATCATCCATTAAGGCTTCAATTCTTGAAATCAGATGAAGTGAGTAATGCTGTGAAAGAGTTTTCACTATCTGATTTTGCGAATCGATTCCGTGAGAGATTGAGCGAAACTGTATATCATCCCAATCTAAAGGAAAAAGTTTCAGTCGATTTGCTTCGCAATGCTTCTGGTCTTGATTTTCTCGGTTATAAGATCGGTTTTAGCCAGTGGGTAAATGGTTCAAATACCAATGCAAGTCTTGCGGTTGCGGAACAGAACTTTGCTGATTACGATCAATATTCTGATAGAAATGGTTCGGGTCTCTGGACTTGGACTCCAGCCCATAACAGACTACAGAGAAACGCTTCGGCTCATATTGGCTCTGTTGCTTCTGCGATACTACCAAGTGCCCCCTTATCTCTTAATGGCGGAACTCTTGAAGTCAATCTTTCTGGTGCTCAAGCGAATGTCAATACTTCTGGCAAACAAGTTCCTTGGGCTGTTGGTCTATCGAGATATATCGGTCAAACCACTGACGGCGTATATACACCATATTACTATTCAGATTTATTTGACGACGATATGAAAATCGATCAGACAGCATATATGGATTTTGGTTGTGCTAGAAATAAGGCGGGTCAATTAGTTGTCTTCTTTACGGCTTTTGATTCAGAGCCAGAAATAACAAGAAAATATGAATTGAAGTATTGGGAAAATACAAATGGATCATTCACCACTGATCGCTTGGAACTTGGAGATGGACTCTATGAAAAAGTTAAGTTTCATGCCAAGGGAGAGCAACTTCAACTTGAGATTTACAATGCCAAGGACGACGGCAAGGGAGCAGCGATTGGATGGCAAGTTGTCTGTAAGTTTATGGACGATACTTCAGCAAATAAGATACGACAATTTCCACCAGTACATCAATCATGCTGGTGTCTTCATCCAGTTCTTCAGATTGGGTCAAACGCAAGCAACGCTTCCGGCAAAATGAATGTCGGTCATTTGAAAACTCCACCTTTAACAACTTATGACGTTAAGAAGAAAAATCAATCTGGTTGGTGGGAAACGCTCGAACTTCTTGGGCGTACTACTTGGTGTCGTGATGTTGAAGCAAGAAAGGTTCTTCAGCCGACTAATATAGAAACTTGCGATCAAGGCGGTCTCAATGCTTCTGGCTTCAATGGTTCTCTTTCAAATGTTCTGATTGTTGATCCATCAGATATCTATAAGCCAACCTTTGGAGCGAATGCCAAGGATATTCTTGGATTCAGTTCTGCTGTGATTGACACGCCCAATGTTGGATTTGGAACAAATCTCCCAAGAGAGTTTCAGTCTAACACAGCCCCAAATCTTGAAAGTTCTCAAGCAATGTTTGTAAGATTAGATGGAATGAATCAAAGAGTTCTCAATGCTCTCACAGGAAATCGATCGCAGATCATCGGTCATTTACCAAGGTTTGATTCTGGACAGAGTACGGGACGGCTATATTTCGAACCAAAGAATTTTGTTTGGATCGACATGGATAATCCCAGCGAGATATCAGTATCCGATTTCAATGTTTCATTCTGTTATTCAAACGAACAATTTGCCACTATCTTGACGGGTCAATCAATTGTCGTTTTATACTTCAGGAAAAAGCCAAAGGAATTAATGGATTAAATGTTTAATTTTTATTCTTTGTTTTTTAATATTTTTTAGTTTTTTTTTATAATTTATAGAAATAATTTCTCTATATTATTATAAAATGAGTAATAAAAACGCCCCAAAGGTTCAATTCAATTTTGTCGAAGAGCAAGGGGAAGATTCAATACCAGATCATCTCGGCGGTGATGCCAGTTCTGATGAAGACTTTGGGAGTTATGAAGAAGAGATATCAATGCCGACAGTTGTTGAGAAGCCCAAACCGTCAAGCGACGATATATTCGAAGCAAAGAAACAGATTGCTAAGGTAGTGGATGAAGTGAATGAAGTCGATGAAGTCGAAGAAGTCGCTGAAGTCGCTCCAGTGCAAGAAAGCACGGCGAAGAAGGAAAAGCCAAAGAAAGAGAAGAAGCCACGTAAGCCCATGACTGAAGAACACAAAGCCAAGTTGGCTTTAGCAAGAGAGAAGGCAATGGCTGTGAGAAAAGCAAAGGCTTTAGAAAAGAAGCAAATGAAAGAGATTGAGAAGGAAACTAATAATTTAAGAAAAAAGAAGAAAATGAAAGAGTTTGAACAATTGAAGACTGAAGTGAATGAAGATATTCCGCCACAGCAAAAGACTGTCGTTAATAATACCGGTTCTACTTTTACAAAAAAGGATCTGGAAGAAGCCCAACTTGAAGCCATAAGGAAATATGAGATCTTGAGAAAGGCAAGGAAGGAAGAGAAGAAGAAGCAACAAGCGATCGACAATCAAAAGAAAGAGATAATGAATAAGATCAATCCACCACCCAGAAGATATCGAGACGGAACTAATCGATGGGATATGTGTTATTAAAATCTTTTCAATAATATAATGAAACTAAAATGCTGTGGATATTATTTGATCGTATGGTTTTTCAAATCAAAAAGGACAAGGAAAAGAAAGAAAAAACGTAAGCATGTCAATCATTGACCCATGTCAATATTGACCCACTAAATTAAGATTAAGTTTAAAAACAATAATTATTATATTGATAAAGAATATAATGAAAAAGCATTGTTTAGTTTTTGGCAATGGAAGATCAATCAAAGGTTTTGATTTTCGATCAATTAATAAAAATAAGTATCAGTGGATTGGTTGCTGTTTAGCCTTTCGGCATTGGGATCAGATCGATTGCTATCCAGATATCTATGTCAATGTTGATAAGGTTGTATGCAAGAATCCTGAAGTCATTGAGTTTGTAAAGCAAAAGAAATGTAAGGTATATTTATTAAGCAAAGCGATTCTTGAGAAGGTTGATTTATCACATAGAGATGATATTATTTATATCGAAGAAATAATGATGGATTGCCTTTCGATTTTCAAGTATGCCAGAAATTACTGTTCCGGATCTGCTGCTGTTCTCTTGGGTCTTGATCTCTTTGAAACAATTGAGATTGCTGGATTCGATTGCGATTACGTTGAGATCTTACCGGAATGCGAAGAACTTCAAGACGGTACATTAAGAATTAAAACAACACCAGTCGATAACCCAAACTATTTTTTCGATGATTATCAAAGGAAAGGAGATATATATAATGTACCAAATGGAAAAAGAGTTCATCTGAGATCATGGGAAGAATTAAGTGAAATCAATCGTCATTTAAGTTTTATGTATCCAGATCGACGAACAACAATTACAAATTATAATGATAAGAAATCTATCTCTCAATATATCAAAACAAAATCCTTAAAATATTTACCATGTCAATCATTGACCCATGTCAATAATGACCCATCCAAAAAACAGACTATTGCTTTTTGTGTGCCAACAACTTCAAATATGATGAATTGGGGATCGCTCGAAGAAACTCATTTATATACAATCTTATTGCCTTCGATTTATAATCTAACATCTGATTTTAATATTGAACTTTATCTCGGTTATGATCATGATGATAATCTATTTTCAAAAATTGATTTGCCAAAGAGTTATAAAGATATCCAAATGAATTGGATTCCATTTGAAGGCTGTAAGGGAAACCCATGCAAGATCTGGACTGATCTATCGAAGCGAGCAATCGACGACGGCATTGAATATCTTCAAATCGGTGGCGATGATATTATGTACGACGGACGAAAGGAATGGCTTGGCAAGTTTATTAAACTTCTCAAGAAGAATAACAATATCGGATACTCTGCTGGATATTCAAATAATGATCGAATCCCAACTCAATTCTTATTACACAAAAAACACTTTGAATGTTTCGGCTGGATTTATCCGCCACAAATACATAACTGGTTCTGCGACGATTTCCTTTTTGGATTATATAAAGGAAAGGGTAATTGGTGTAAAGAATACCATCATTCGAACATGGGCGGTGAGCCAAGATATAAGCCAAAGAATGATATGAAACTTTGCGAATTGTTAATCAAAAGACATCGCAAGAAATTATCAAGTTTGAATTAAATAAATAAAATATTATATATATAAATGAACAGTACATTGGCGGGACATTCCGTAAAAAAAAGAGATAAGGCTAATGATATATTTATTACACCAATCGAACTCGCAAAAAAACACATTGATTTAATAGAATATCAAGACAGTGATATTTGGTATGACCCCTTTAAGAACTCGGGGAATTATTATAATCAATACCCCAACGATCATAAAGTTTGGTCAGAAATATTGGAAGGAGAAGATTTCTTTGATTTTGATATGGGGGTTGATATTATTTGTAGCAACCCACCTTATTCTATGATGGATAAAGTTATTAAAAAAAGTATAGAATTAAAACCGCATACAATATCATATTTAATTGGGCAAAATAATTTAACAGCAAAAAGAATTGAAACATTCAACAAGGCTGGGTATGGATTATATAAGTGTGTCATGTTGAAAGTGTGGGATTGGTTTGGTCTATCTTATATTGTTTATTTTAAAAAGGGTTCAGATAACGTCATTGATATAGATAGAACCATTTATTATACTAAAAAAGATTAAACAAATAAAATATTACTTATTATAAATGTTGAATGTTTTAGAATTATTCTCCGGAACTAAATCAGTTGGCAAGGTATGTGATCAATTGGGTTATAACTCTGTTTCCGTGGATCTATTACTTCCAGCGGATCATCAGATCGATATCATGGATTTCGATTATAAACAATATCCCAAAGATACTTTTGATATTATCTGGGCTTCACCCCCTTGTACTAATTATACACCTTTAAAAGATTGTAATTTGGGGAGAAAGGTTCGGGGTCAAATATATACAAAAGAAATAAGAGAAAAAGAAATGGAAGAAGACGATCAATTAGTTTTAAAAACTCTCGAGATAATTGATTATTTCGATTGTTATTATTGGTTCATCGAAAACCCAGCAAGTTCAAGAATGAAAGACAGAGATTTTATGAAAGATAAACCGAATTATGTTGTTGATTATTGTATGTACTCAGATTGGGGATATCAAAAGCGAACTCGTATTTTTACTAATAAAAAAGATTGGGATAATAAACTATGCGACAAACAATGCGGAAATATGAAAGACGGCAGACATGTTTTAACTTGTGATAAAGGATATGATAAAAGACTAAATAAAAACTTGAATAAAGGAGTTCAATCTCGACTTGATCGATACAGAATACCAGAAGAACTTATTTTAAGTTTATTTTTAGATTAAAAAATATATTCTTTATCAATATAAATCATGCCAAAGAAATGCCCAAAAGGTCATAAGGTTTGCCGATGTGATCAGAAGAAGAAGAAAGCATTGCCAAAAGTTTTGAAAGTTAAAGATGAAGACCCAAATGAGAAGTTTGATGATATTCACGAACACCTTCCACAAATGCCAAGCCTTTGCTTAATCATTGGAAGCGTAAGGAGTGGCAAGTCAAATCTATTAGTCAATTTTTTCTGTAATGAAGATTTCTATAAAGATAAGTTTGATATCGTGAAGTTTATTTCATCGACCCTTCATACAGATAACAAGGGAAAGATATTATCGAAACATTTTGATTGTGAAGATCATTATGAAGACAGTATGATCGAAGGGATTAAACAATCTCAAGGATCATATGAGAAAGAAGATCGACCAACTTTTGCATTGGTTATGGACGATATTTTGACAAAAGATTTTAAGAAGTCGAATCAAGTTTCATTCTTTTCAACGAGATTCCGTCATTACATTGATTTTTATATTATAGCAGTACAGTCATTCCGTGCTGTATCTGGAATGATTCGAAACAACGCCACGGACGTGATTATTCACAAACAGCAAAATACAAAAGAACTTCAAAAGATCGCAGAAGAGTATGGAGATATGGTTGGCGGTCAAGATAACTTTATGAAACTTTATGAAGAAGCGATGAAAGATAGATATTCATTTTTATATTTGAAACTTAGCGAAAATCCAGCCCATGCTTATATTCGATTTGAGAAGCAGATCTATCCAACAAGAGAAAGCGATGAAGCAGAAGAATTAGAATTAGACTAATTTTATTTTTTTTGATATTATTTTTTAATCTTCATATACAATATAAATATGAATGATCTGTATGGAACTTCGGCTCAAGCGATCTCAATGGGGAACGCACGAACTCAGCAGGTAAGAGATTTAAATGACAAGATAAGGCAACACAATAGTGATGTAGCCGATAAGATTCAAGGTTTGAGAGATCAAGAGAAATCGAATGCAACTATGCTTGATATTGAAAGAACTGGTAAAGAACTTTGGGCGGGTGCTGGAATGCCAAACAAAGTCAAGGCTTACCAAGATTGGAAGGCGAAGCGTCAAGCAAGCAACCCAGTTGAAAACTCAAATAAAAATCTGGGGACTGCGGCTGAAGAAGGAGATCCCATGAGACAAGCAATGGGAGAAAATCAGTTAAGAGACCAAGCAGGAGAACCCCCAAGGGCTGAAGGATCTCCGGCTGGTGCGGCTCATGATGAAGAAACGGCATTGGTATCAGAAGGATCTGAATCTAAATTAGCAAAGGGAATACCGGGGGCTGCTGAAATGACTGAAGATGGTCTATCGAAACTTGGCAAGTATGCTGGCGTTGCTGGTGGATTGGCTCAAGGTACAATGGATATCATGGAAGATTTCAAAGGTGGAACGTTTCATTTGGCTGGTGATAATGCCGAACATAAGATCGGTGGTGTATTAAATCTTGCGGGTTCGATTGCTGATGTGGGCGGTGCTGTTTATCCACCGTTGGCATTAGTTGGTGGAGCATTAGATTTAGCGTCTGGTGCTGTGAATGAGATCGGTGATCTAGTGAGTGAAGACAAGCAATCTGATGATTTGAAACAAAGACAACAGCAAGAAACAGTAAAAGAAGTTTCCGCTCCAGAACAAGAAACGATCGCAACTGGAAGGGTTCAATAATTTAAAAATCGCTTTTTTTAAACAAATAACAAAACTTCGATAATTTTAATTTTTTATATTTCTCTCTTCATAATTAGAGAACAAAACTCTTTTTTATTTTGTATGTCAATGACTGACCCATGTCAATATTGACATAAATCACTTAAAAAGATATTAATATATCTAACTAAGTATAAATAACAATGAACTCAATCTTTGTCCCAAAATCAATCGATCATCCAAACATTAACGACGATGAAATCAAAGCCTTTTACTCGCTTCACCCTGTGAATGCTTCGAATGAAGATTATGATTTCACAAAACAATTCGATGGAATGCTTGCTGAATATATGGAACTTCAAACATTCAAGACACCGAATGCGAAGCGGTGTTTCAAGAAGCAACTAAAGAAAATGATTCTGGTTGATAAGCCAAAGAACTCAAAGAAATACAGTCATTTCCTTTCATGGAGATTGAAGCAGATCAATCTTCACAAATCAAAACAGCGTGATATCGAGAATACAGATCTCTTGGAGAAATACAATAAACTTCTTCAAGAGAATAATGAACTAAAAGAAAAACTAAAGAAATATGAAAGTGAGTCAGTCATTGACCCAGTCAAAGAAAAAGAAGTTCCATACGAAGACAGAGAAATTGATAGCGACAGCGATGACAGCGATGACGAAGACTTTTCATCTGATGAAGAAGAAGAAATCGAAGATCCGGTAGAGCCAAAGCAGAAACTTCAACAAGTGATCGATAACATGAAGTCGCCACCAGTTAAACCACCCACAGAGCCATTGGTTGATTTTTCAATCGATTCAAAGCATATTACAGAAGAAGAATACAAAGCCATGGAAACAGATGAAAAAAGAGTTGAAATATATTGGGTAAAGATCGATGAATGCATTGAACAGATTGAAAAGTTCTTCATCAGTACCTGTAATCGTGATAAAGAAAAGATCGTAAAATTAGTTGATATATTTGATGAGTGGTTTCAGGAAGAGTTCTCGAATATTGATGAAGCAATCGAGTATGACGATGTCAATATGGATCGACTTGAAACACGTCCATATGATATACTAAGATATAATTTGAGTCATGAAGCGAAGTAATTCTTAATGTTTTCGTATGCTTCTTGAATCTTAATAAAAAATGAACTATCTCCGCCCTTATCTGGATGATGTTTCAAGATTAATTTTCGATATTGTTTTTTAAAGTCTTCTTCTGATGAAGATTTCTTTATTTTAAATATGGGATCAATATCGTTTGACCTTTGACCGCACGCCGACCGGTGTGGCTCTTGAAAAAAATACTTTCCATTCATGAAATCTTTTTTGAATTGTTCCTTTCTTTCACTTTCCCTTTGGCTCCAAGATTTCTCACGATAATATTCATTACGATCTCTTCTTTCTTTTTCTTTCATCGCATCAGCATGGTACGGCATCCTGCGTCTCGTGCGTGGCTCAGTTGCTCTTGAACATTGTTCGCTATAATCAAAAGAAAGTGGATATGGATCAGCCCCACCTTTTCCCATTCTATTGATTATCGAATATTTTATTTTGAATCAAAAAACGAAATCTTAAAAAAATATCTTTGATATATTAAATCAAAAATTATGCGTATGGAAATAAAATCCGGAACGGCTAAGCACAAAAAGTGGAAAGCGATTTTCTATGACGACGAAGGTAAGAAGATACGCACATCACAATTCGGCGATAACCGATATCAAGACTATACGCAGCACAAAGACAAAAAACGAAGAGATAAATACAGAGATCGTCATAGAAAAGATCTGGCTTCTGGTGATTACATGAAGCCGGGGTTTTTAAGTTTCTACATTCTATGGGGAGAATCAACATCTTTGAAAAGTAATATTAATGCTTATAAAAAAAAGTTTAAGTTAAAATAATATATTTTAAATATTATATAGTGTATAAATAAATGAACGATCATACTGACCTTCAAGTGATTGAATGCAATCGATTACATAGTGAAGAAGCCAAATCAAGAAATAATGAGAACTTCGCTCTTTGGACTAATAATCTTCAAGACATAGTTCATTTGGAACCCGGTGATAAAGTTTCAGTACATGGAGCAATGGTATCAGAACGTGGTGCGGGTCAAAGTTCTTCAATCGAAATCAAAGGAGAGAGTCTTGGTTTTAAAAAAGAGTTCGACCATATTGTAGCAACTCCCCAGCATATTGCTGGTTCAAATGCTTCAGAGATGATCGTGGGTGCTGATATAATTGAAGCCGTATTCACACGCACGTCAAAAGAAATAAGAGACGATGAAGGTAATTTTTTAATGTCTTATTATGTGCCAGCCAATGGAAAAAACTATATTGATCTCCCACGAAGATTTTGGCTCGACGAATCCGAATCAGCAAAATTCACTGGAACAGATAAGCAAGCAGTTGGAATGTCATTGTCTGACCCATTCAATCAAAGAGATACTGAAAATACAGCAAAGGTAGATAAGTATGCTTTCTATGACGATTTTTATCAGATATATACTGGGGCAGCCAATAAAGAAAAGTTAAGCAAATTGAAAAAGGATAATTCGAGATATACGATCATGATGGCAGAAAAAACATACTTTTCTGCGTCTGCTGCTTCAGCCAATAAATCTTCAATGCCCCCCCAGTATTTGAGAGAACCCGAATATCAGACATATTATCCATATCGTGAATTAAAAACCGTTAGCGTTCCTTTTGGATTCAATTCACCAGAATACATCGCAACCGAGATCACTCGACAACTTCAATCTGTTGTTTCTCAAAAAGTTTTCTCAGCGAGAGACGCTCAAGACGAAGATACAGATAATAAAGATTTGCCGGGATTTCCAATACCAATCACAAGAACCACAGAGACAGAAACATATAAACCTTTCAATGTTGCTTCAACAACTCATGAGTATCCTTCTGCTAGTGGGGTAAGTAAATTTATCAATGCTTCAACCAATCTTGACGATGGCTATGATTATCTTAAACAATATCATATTGTTGGATGTAAGAGACCCGAACTTTATGAAACTGGTCGAACAATCAATCGAACTTCCGGTCAAGTAATCAATCTAACACGTGGCTCTCATATTATTTCAGCAACAAACGGATCTGCTTATATAACTTGTCTTGATTATGACAATAAAGCAGTCTTGGATGATTTTAGAAACTTTATTCTCGCACAAGAGAAATACCCAGAAATCTGGAATATCTTCTCAGATAAAAGAACACCTTATAATGCTTCTGATACGATCGAAAATTCACGTTGGTGTCATATCAACAGATATAAGAATGCTTCAATGACACTTTACACTGGTGCCGACGCAACAACAATATTTGATACGGCAACTCTCGGCTGGGGTGGTTATAAAGACTTTTCATGGAATAATGCGAGTATCGGAGCGGGTAAGTTTATTAAACAATGCAATTCTGTAATTTTACCTTTTGAATATGATCCGAGTCAAAAAGATACATATTATGAGAGACCAGATGAAAGCCTTGGTGAAAGAACTTATGGCTGTTTTGGTCGCAATGCTTCGGGTAAGATCATTATTTATGGTACAAAACATAATGGCGTTGGTTCAAACCTTTTAACTCTTTTGATAAGTGGTAGTGGAGCAACCGCAATTGAAGCAAATCGAAAGATTGGTTTCGATCAGCATTTTACGGCACCGGGTATGAATTACGTTTTGCCGTGTAATGGATATGCTGGCGTTAATGCTTGGACTAATACTGACCAATATGCTGATAGCCAACTGACCAATGGATATGAAAAGTTCGGTGCTTCTCCTTATTCCATCAATCCACTAAACAAATACAGAGTTAATCAGTTATATTTGGGGGCGAATGCTCCAAGGTTAAACTATGACGGAACTCATTTCACAATATCTGATTTACATACAGCCCAAAACTCTGGTAATGATAATGCGGCTGGAAACCCGTTTGAGACCGACGTTTCAAGAGACGCAAATTCAGAAAGCGACGTGGTTTATGTGATGAACCCAAGAGAACAATATAATGATTTGACAACCGCAAGAAAGCCATATATTCGAAAACCAGTAGCCCAAACGACGGCGAAATTGGAAGCGAGTTATATGAATACCAATCTTGAACCATGGCGGATCTATGATAGTTTAACGGGTGTTATGATTGAAGACTTTGGTTTAACAGAACAAGAATGGAAAGGAACTCTTTGGGAACTTTTGGGATTTTCATACAAACAATTTCATTCAACTCAAAATACTCGATTGTCTTATGTGAGTTATGATAACGCAAATGATTTATCGATCGTTGCAACCAATGCTGAAGTAAATGAAGGAGATACAAAGATTTATGTACAGAATCTTTATAAAACTCCGTTATTTACAAATATGTTGCCGATTGGTGGTCTATTCGATGACGATAGTAGCAATGGATTTTTAAGATATTACCCAGAAATCAAACAGAAAACTCAATCGATTCAAATCATTGCTGATAATTTACCAACAAGAATGATACGGGGTTATTATACAATCAGATCGAATCTTATCACTGATACGCCATTTATTGGCGGAAAGGTTAATAACACAACTATGCCGATCATTGGTGTTGTGGATAAAATCAATGGCGATGGTGATTTCTATTTTCAACAAGAAACGAGTCTGGTCTTCACAATAACAAAACCTTTAAGGCTTGCGTCATTGACTTGTTCGATTCATGATCCAGATGGATCTTATGCGAGAGTTTCAGAACAATCAACAATCTTATTCAAACTTGAGAAAGACAGAAAAATAACTTATAATGTGGCTCAAGAAATCATTCAAGAACAACAACAAAAATAATTTCTTTTTTATTTAATAACAAAAATTAAAATATTCTTATAATTATAAAATGATCTCACAAGTAAAATATCAGCAGATTGGTTTGCTACTTAAAGAAGCGGGAAGAAGCGACATCAAGATTCACATTGCTGAAGTTTGGGAAGATTGGGTCGATGAAGAAAAAACGATTCAAAGTGTTTTTGATAAATTATTAATTTTATATCCCGAAAAAAAAATCTTTGTTAATGCTATACAGAATGCCGACGATGACAACTGGGACGATCTCTTTGACTAAAACTTTTGAATTAGACGAAGATACATGGGAAGAAATCAATTCGATCTTAGCCAAGAACGGGAGACCGGATTTGATTGAAGTATTAAAAGCAAGTAATGACGATGATTATGTACCAACGGCAAAAGATAAGAAAATTAAAGAATATTATGAATATTATCAAGGGACTGAAGAAGATAGAGAAGAATACGATCAATCAGATGTCTTGGTTGATTCGAAAGGATTTTGGTCTTTAAAGTAATTATTTTGAAGAAGTAATTCACAGCGTTCAGGATATTTCTCTTGAAACTTTTTAACATCATTTTTTCTTTGATAATAATGAAACGAGCATTTTGCTTGATGTAATGCTTTATTATTTTCATATTGTTCCTTTCTTTTTTCTTTATTATTATGGTAATAAGTCTTTGCTCTATCTCGATTGCTTTGCATGAACTCGGGATTTTCTTTTCTCTTTTGATAAATCGCTTTATCTTTTTCTCTTTGAGATTTATAAACCTTTAGAATGTGATTAATTTGTTCGTCAGAATATTGCGACATTATCTATATATTCATATAGATAATTATTATTTAAGTATTGAACGAACTAAATCGATCATTTCGTCTGAAAGATCAATTGGCAATTGATTGTCTGGTTTAGCAAATTGAAGTTTATTTACTGTATTTTCACCATGTTGAAGACAGCACATAACTTGCCTTATGTCAGTGATTGACACGTTTCTCTCATGTCCGGTGAAAATATTAGCCCCTTCACCTTGAGAACTATTCTCAAATCCGCAACTAGCCTTGTACCATTTTTTCGACATCATGAGCGTGGCTTCATGAATTAATTTCTTTGTGTCTCCGCAATCGATTGCATGGATATTGAAATCACGATCAGACATACAGAATAACATCTTATCTGATCCAACGCAACCGACTTTATTCTGTTTCAAAGTATGATAAGAATAATCGATATAAGTTGGGAAATAAATGTCATCATCGTCCATGAAGCAACATATCTTTGATTTTGATCTTTTAATTAAATCATCTCTTTTCTTGCCGATTGTTCTCCTTGGCTTATTAGTAATGTAATCGAGTTTCATCGGTGAAATAAGTTCCTTAAACTCTGGTATATCTTTAATGAACTTGTCTGTCCCATCGTCGTCGATAATTATTGTTAGCAAATTGTGGGGATAAGTCTGGGATTTCAAGTTCATTAAAAATAAAGGCAAAAACTTGTGTCGATTGTAAGTCGGCACTAAAATGGAAATCGCTTCTTTATTCATTATATCTATTACAAATATAATATTTTTATACTTTAAACGAAATTAATAAAACCAACCTTTCTGGACTTTCTCATATTCTCCTTCTATTTGTTTTTCTTTCTCTTCTTTGATTTGTTCTCTGGCTTCAAGTTTTCGCATATAATTCTTGATATGTATTATCTCGACCTTTAACTCAGTCAATTCATCCTTGATCTGCTCGATTGGTTTTCTTCCTTCAAGAGTCTTATCTAATTGTTGTACAACATGACGAGAAAAAGGATTATCACTCATTTTTAATATATCAAAGATTTTAATAGCCAATGCAAAAAAATAATTACTTATTAAATGTTTCATATATTTATATCAGATAAATTAAATGACAAATAAAGAAAACTTTAATGTAAAATATAAGCAGAAGAAGTCGCAAGCGAACTCAAAGAAAGATATGTCAAGATTGACCGGAATCCCAATGAGAATCTTAGATCAAGTTTATGATCGTGGGGTTGGAGCAAGGAAATCGAATCCAAGTTCAGTGAGATCGGCTACTACTGGGAAGAAGATTGGCGGTCAATCATTAAAGGGTAAGATGTCCGCCGAGCAATGGGCTTTCAGTAGATTGTACTCATTTTTGATGAAGCAACCCGGTACATGGGGTAAGGCTGATAAGGACTTGGCTGACAAAGTAAAAAAATTAAAAATTAAGGGCTATCAAAGATAATATCTTAATAAATAAATGTCTGAAAGCGACGAAGGACAACTTCAAGATTATAGTGTTGATCAATTGGCTGGGGCAATCGTGTTAGTTCTTGGTGCTGTTGCGTCTTTGCTTCTTGTTGTGTGGCAATCAAAATGCCATTGTAAGGTCAATTTATGTTATATCTTTCAATGTGAAAGAAGACCACCAAATGAAGAAGAATTAAAAACATTAAAAGACCAAGCAAAAAAACTGAAACAATTAAAAGATAAAGATAAAAAAGATAAAAAAGATAATGACCCAGAAGACCCGAAACCTTTATCTCGACAGAGTTCTACGGTTTCAACACAATCAGAACCATCAGAACCAGAGCCGGAACCAGAACTATTGCCCCCAGCGAGTCAATAATGACATGGGTCAATGATTGACATCAATCAAAATAAACTATAATGGGATTTTCTTTAGTTGCTCTTTTGATTGTCATGATATATAATATTTTATTACCCTTGAGATTTTTTTTCTCATCTAGATCTTTTTGAACTTGTGGAGAAATCAAGGGATTGAATCTTCGACCAGAAGCCTTGATATCTTCATTCATCAAACGGCAACAACGTCGAACCGAAGGGATATCTCCAAACTGTTTAATGAAATCTACGTCGTCTATCAAGTCTTGATACGTTTTATATTTTGTATGACTTAGATCATAATTATTTTTACAATAGTTGATGATATATTTACAAATCAACATAACATTGTTTTTCTCTTTAATACTCAATATTTTCTTGGGATTCTTATTTTCAAGGAATGCAATCAATTGAGTTTTATTTTCAATCTTATAGAAGTTGTTATCGATCTCAAACTTTGTACCAATATGGCTCAATAATTTATCATGAATATTCTTCTTATTGTCTTGATGCGAGAAATGAATATCAAGATTCAGATGATTTATCAAATCGATTAGATCTGTTTTAGAATGCGATTTGTGAATAATCATTATATCAATACACAACATTTTTTATTTAATTGTTTAACGCAATTTAAATCTCGCATCTATTATAAAGTATGCCTTACAAAAGTGGAAAATTGAAGGGACAACTCACGACTGCTGAGATACGCAAACTTGTTCGAGCCCATAACAAACTATCAAAGATAACAATTCCGCCGAAATCTGATAGAGATACTATCATAAGTATTATTTCGAAATCTGGCTTTAGAGTTAATCATGATCAACAGCGACTCGAGCAAACCAGTAAAAAAGATATTACTCTTGATAAAGCAAAAGAAGCAACAAAGGTTGTGCCAAAGACGGCTCAACAGAAACAGCAAGCAAAAGACAAGAAAGATAAGAAACAGAAGGCGGTGAAAGATAGAGAAGGTGAATTGATTAAGGCTGGGGCAATAATCGGCAAAGCACGAGCAAAGGCTCAAATAAAGAAAGATAAGCCAAAGCCAAAGCCCAAGACTGCATCGATTGGTACAGGAACTGATCCAGAGCCAGAGCCAGCAAAGAAGCCAGCAAAGAAGCCAGCAAAGAAAGTTGATAAAGGTTTCAAGGTTGAAAGATTTGAAAGAACTCAAAGGCTGAATAAATTAGCAGATGAAATGAAAGTGGGTAAAATAGATCCTTTTAAAGTTTTGGGAATCAAGGCAAGAGATGAAACTCCGGAACTTGTTAAAAAGACATGTAAAACATTGAGATTGAAAGAACATCCAGATAAAGGCGGAGATCCCAAGAAGTTCGATATAATCCAGAGCGTTTGTAGAATATTACTCGATACTCAAACCATTACAAAGAAATCGGGAAACTAAAGGGAAAGGATCAGCCCGCAAAGAAATCCGTGTCAATGAAAGACATATTTGAAGAACTCAAGGCAAACGCCACGACTCCAGAATCTTATGACTTCGTCCCTTATGAAGGTCTATCGACTTTCTCGACTATGCTTTACACTGAAATATTGAGAAGAAATAAAAATGATTGTTCTATCGATTGGGCGATGATTGAAACTTTCAAAACATTGCGAACGCCGACTACTATTCTGAAAAATAATTCAGAAGAAATCGCTGTTGAGATATTAAGATGTTATATGAAATCGAAGGGAGAAAAGATCGTTGCGATTCCCATAAGCATCAAAAGTAAAAAGAAAAACATGGGAGAGCATGAATATCATGCGAATGTTTTGCTATTTAATACAAAATTAATGACAGCAGAACATTATGAACCCCACGGAGCGAGAGACTATACTGATGAATATGTAGAACTTAATTTGAAAAGTGGGATCGCAGCGATCAATGAATCGATATCTAAATTGATGAAACAATGGAAAGATAAAGGAGAATTGAAAGTACAAGAAAAAACATTCAAAGGTCTTGATGTTATAACTAAAGATATCACGATAACCGGAAAACCACCGAAACAGTTTGCTGTTAAAAAGAGATTATTCAAATATATGACACCGATCGAAGTTTGTCCTTCTCCCCAATCTTTTAAGGATTTCATTGGATGGCAGAAGGAATATGACACTGGTCAAAACACAAGTATATTTGAAGGAGTTAAAATCTCAGAAACGGGGGGATATTGTTCGGCATGGTCTATGTTTATTTTAGACATGAGATTACAACAATTAGATAAACCAGCCCCAGAAACTTCGGCGGAGTTTGGTAAATATCTAAAAGAGTTCAGAGACAATTTAGATCGTAAAGAAGATTTCGTTATTTTAATACGTGGTTATGTGAAACAAGTATTTGAAGCGGTGAAGAAACTTGTCGCTGAAGGTAAGTTTAGTTTAAAAGATTTTGGTATATATTATGGATACCAGCAATTTGATGATAGAGACAAAATGACGGAAGAGAAGTCGCAGGAGTTATTTGGAATGTCAAAGAAAGAAGTCGCAGACATATGGTTCAAGGTATTGATGGCAATGGAAGAATATTCAAGAGATTATCTTACCAAGAATGTTCGAAAGGATTATAAAACAACTACGAAGTCCGTTTTCGATTGATCTTCTTTCTTGGCATAATTAAAAGAACTTCTTCGGGTTTGAATTGTTTCAACTTCACAAGAGACAACATGCAAGCGAGAAACATTCTTAGATCTCCTTCAGATATATCTTTCTTTTTTAACTTCTTCATATAGATCATCGTACAGTAATACTTGTAAGCAAGGGATTGCTGTCGAAGAGTTCGATTGTTCTCACGCATTGACTTTATCATGAGATTATCGGCGACTTTAAAATAATCGACGACATTCATTCGACCCAATGGATAGCCATGAATCAAAACATCATTGAAATATAAATTGAATGAGCCATGCTTGCCTTCAACGATCATTATATATACATTATTGATATATATTAATGTTTAAATGGTTGTAATCTAAGATTATGGGTCAATTATGGGTCATTAATCTAACTTTTATCGATTTATATGACTTAAAGACTAATTAATTTTAAAATTAGTGTCTCTTTAAGTGCTAAATAGCCATAATAATAGATTATTTATATGTTAATAATGACATAATAATAGATTACTGCGTTTAATTCGATATATTTAATATATTTAAAGATAGTATAGATAATAATACCATGACCCAATTTGACAAAGATTACAAACTTGGAAAATTATCCGAAGCCCGCTCGCTCCCACAGTTGAATGAGATATTTAAGACGCAACTCATACATGATCCTGAAACATTCGCCCACTTTGATTTTTATAATGAAGATATCATGGTTGAATTAAAGACTCGACCTTCTACTGAATGGACTGGGGAAGATATGAAACACACAGCACGATCCGGCAATGTAAGTTATTTAGATACTTTGTATTTCGATAGCCCAAAGATGGCATTCGCCTTTCAACACAATAAGAAATTGAGATTGAAAGGAAAGAAAGAAAAGAGATTCTTTATTGTTTGGAAATGCTCTGATGATTTTTTCTATTGGGAAATGAATTGGAATGGAGTTCCGGATAAGAGAGAAGATTATTATATCGAAGATCAAAACCGTGATTTCGGTCATGGCTATAAACAAGACAGAGCCGTCATCAATGTTTATGTTAATAAGATGAATCATGCATCCTTATTATAGACAAGATTCTGTGTCCCAACATCATGACCCATTACGTCAGCAAGTTCCTTTTGTTCTTTTGCTAAATCTCCAAACTTATCTGATACAACGATCTTACGCATCATCGTAGTCGAGATCGATTTATTAAGATATTTTTGAGAAGTCTTTATTAATAATTGAGATATGCCATTCCTTGAGATCGGCGTACCACGAGATGAAACAAATAGAACATCTCCCACTTTCTTATCTGTTGCCTTAATATACATCCTTAATATCTTGGAAGTTTCTGGATCAAGATCAATATTCTTTTCGCCGTATTTTTTTGAAGTCTTATACTCATTCAAAATCATGTTCAACTTGTTTTTATTTTTAACAAGAAAGTTTCCAGCCTTCTTGTCATCTTCAGTTAATTGATTATACTCTGTCTTCGATATGTATCTCATTCCACTTAGATCATTCCTTAAAGGATATTTAGATAGAAATGAAAACATTGTATAAACCGTCAGGAGTTCCTTTTCTTTTCCATTCAATGATTCCTTCTTCTTAAGATTTTTACTCTTGATTTCTTTGTCCATCGTGTCAATCATTGACATGATCTCTTTTAACTCAACGAAATTATTCTTTTGCTTCTCTGATATCTTTCCGCTTTGTTGTTCATCGACATATTTATCATTGAGTTTATCTCTAATCTTTTGATAATCTTCAATCAACTCACTATATTTCTCATCTTGATTCAACGCTAGTAATAGAATGATTATTGCATTGAGTGTATTCCTTTGACTCGTAAAATGTCGATCGCTTAACTTCTCCATGACTTTATTGGGATCAGATAAAAAATTAAAATTATCTGTCTCAAAGATCTTCTTCAATTTATTCAAATGAGTTTCATATTGCTTGATCGAGTTGGGTTTCAAATTGGGACGGCTCTCTTGGATTTTCTCAGTTATGTTATCAGAATTAATCTTCATATTTTATAAATATATCAAGATTATAATTTTAAATTAAAATAATAAAAAAAGATTAGTGTGTCATTAATTGACCCATGTCATTATTGACCCTTACGCATTGTAAATCTCAAACATACCATCTCGCAGAGTTGCCACACGAACATACTCGCAGAAGGATCGCATAAGGTCGATATCTGCCGGAAGATCAGCAGAAAGATGGAGATCAATGCCACGCTGACCGACACGTCCGTTCGTCAGTTTCGTTGCTAAATAACCAAACTTCGCATCAAGTTCAGTCTTCTGAGCATATCCCTGAAACTCATCAGTCGTTAGACCACCAGCCTTGCTCTCACCAGAGAACTCCTGACGAGTTAAGTACGGCACACCTTCAGCATGAGTGAATTGAGAAAATAGTCTCGACATGCTATCAACCGCCGTGGTGTATTCAAATCGATCATTGTACTTGACATTGTATCTCAGCGGAGCAGTTGTGCTGGGCTGGCCGGCTGCGTCATATAACTGACACAGAGCATTACAATCACCGAGAAGACTTGCTTCACCCTTGCTTGAATCAGACACAAGTGAGATAATTCTTGGCACAAGACGATTCGCCATACCAAGATTGCGTACAACACTTTGACGAACAGCCGTCTGTGTAGTCGAATGTTCGACCAGACGATAATCAACAAAAGAGAAGTTCATTTCCTTATTCTTCTCCTTGTATCGAGCCATTTCGTCTGTTGCTCCGTAATAAATATAATCAGCACAGAACTTGAGATCGTCTCTCACAATCTCACACGGCTGAGACGCAGTCTTTCCACTCTCGATCTGGATACGCTCTCCAACAGTCGGGAAGAAAGTTAATTCAATGTTGATCGGTTCGCTAATCATGTAAAGGGGCAACTGATGAACCTTAAGGAATGGGAAAAGATCAGATAAATCAATCTGGAGACTTGGTGCTTCTTCGGGCTTAGAAGCATCAGTCTGTAGCCAAGAAGGAACTTCAAATCCCGCAGCGTCAAACTTCTCAACATTAGTTGATAAACCATAGCCAGCACTCTCGAATCTAGATCCGTCAGTATAGACGAAATCGTGATTGACATATCGACCAGTCATGTATGTCTCTCTCTCTAACTGAACTTCATTCGCAATCATTGCTGATTTAACACTGTGAAGGTGTCGCCACGAATCAATCTCATTAATGGTCTTGTTTCCAATCTTTAGAACAGCCTTCTTGACAATCTGTCCGATCCCAACATGGGGCATGGGGAAATTGCTCTCATTGGTCGTCGCTTTAAGAGCAACAAATAACTTTGAATGCGAATGCAAGAAGCCCTTATTCTGTAGAGTAAATCGAACGAATCCATCAGTAGTCGATGAACCTTGATTGAAAACAACTGGCTCTAAAAGATCAGTCTCGACTTGCTGAACGTAATTCACTGGGATCTGTTCCAGCATAAGGAAATCGGGCATATCATCATCGGTCGCCCCCGGCAGTGGGGTCGCAGAAGATTTGGTGGGCGGTGGGGCATCCATGGGGCTCTCAGTGTCATCCATATTTTTATATTAATATGAAATAATAAAAAATATCAAATTAAAAAATCAAAAATTATTTATGTATAGATAATAATATCTTACTGCTGGATCTGGACTCCGTTGCGATTGTAGATAAGGCGAGACGCAGCCTTGATGAAGATATAAACACCGATGGGATTATCACTCTTTAACTCACTCTCAATGCTGACACCAAACTGCTCCATCGAGAAATCTTCGCCACCAGCAATGCCATACTTGACACCGAGACCCATGACCGATCCGCCTTCGGGAATATTCATGTACGAACTCTCGCTTGATACTCCAGTTGTCATCGCATAATCTCGGTTCATATTTGCTGGAGAAATAGAAAAGCGATCAGCACCATACGAAGGAACAACCGATTCAAATAATCCCTTGAGAATTGTGGGATCGGGCAACTGGGTCGCACTGTTGTCGGGATCTTCCGTGTTTGCGATAATATCAAAATCGGCTGGATATTTCTGACCGCCCTTCAAGAACTGAACTCGCTTGATCTTGGCTAGTGCCGTATCAGAAGAGCCGTCCCCAGAAGGATACGTAGTCGCCTGACCGTCTTGCGTTAGAGTGTTAATATTAGAGACTGGCATGAATGTCATAAAAGCGGACTGGACTTGGCGAAGAGCAAGAGAATACTGGATCTGTGCGTTGGTCGAATTGATCGAAGTATAGAGAGACGTGATCGTGTTGAAATCAAACGTTCCTTCCGGTGCTGGGGCTGCGTCTCCAGTATCCAATACTTCGCAAGTAAGTTTCAGATTGCTGAGTTCATAGTGTGCGTCCCCAATGCCCGTGGTAGAACCATTCACTTGATAGAAAACATTGCTATCTGGCTGAAGTAGCATCTCAACCTGAATGCCACCAAACGCATCTGGACGAAGATCAACCATATTACCAGACTGAACGAAACCGCAAGGAAGATGAGCGGAGAAAGAGTTCAACTGACCCGCAGTCGTGGGCGACTCCATAACAGACTTACGGAATGTCGTGGGATTGGGCTGAATCAAGCAAGTCTGCGAAAGAGCCGAAATCTGGTCTTGAAGGGACGAACTCAATGCAAGATATGTGTTAAGATACTTTGAATAATGACGGATCGTCTCGCAAATCATCTTCGATCGCTGACTGCGAATCGTAAGACTTTCAATAACATTGTAAATACCAAGGCGATTGTTCATGGTTAAGTGGTCGCCGTTGGTGATCGCAGTGGGGGTTGCGAGATTGTCCTTGTACGCCGAAAAATCGCCCACAATTCTGATTGAACGTGGATCGAGCATGGCATTCTGTGCTGAGATAGTAAAAGATAGAACGGGAAAACCATTCTTGAAAGAGATTTTGCCGTCGGCTGGGATATTGTCGGGGCGGATTTCGATATAGCGAGAACTCATATTTTATAATTAATATAATATAAAATATTGAAAACAAAAATAAATAAAAATAGTTTGGGTCTATTATTGACACGTCTTAGAAATTAGTGAATAACTTCAATGCTATCGGTCTTGAGAACCAGACGGCGAATATGGAATACAAAAGACTGAAATAACTTGCCGACCGTTGGGGGAGTGCTCGTAAGATAGCGAACATTCACAGCCAGATCCTTGCCCCTTAGATCCAGCACGCCATTCTGTCCGCCAGCCGAGAAACCACGACCAAAGATAAAATTGTTCCTGAACTCACTGAAGGACTTCGGGGATATCATAGAATTATCAAGAGTCTTCTCGAGTTCGTAGATATGGAACGCATCAATCGAGTTCTTGGTCGCAATCTTCTTTGTAGAGATCTCACGGCTGGGGACACGCTTGCCGTTAATCTGATACTGGATTGCCGAGAGTTCATCGCATACTCCAGTGTATGCCGAGCGAGTTGAAGCAAGGCAAGTATCTTCATAATCCTTTGAAGTTTCACAAGCATTCTTGTAGTTTGTACCAGCAATGACATAAGTTCCAGAACCAGAGATCTTCTGTGCTGAAGTATAGACAGAACTATCTTGCGGCACAACCAAAAGAGACTTAGCACGAGAATTGGAAGCAAAAATCTGGAAGGTTGCTTGGCGATCACTCGAAAGAATCGAATGCTTGTAATTCGTAAGAGAATGAATATCAAACTCAATCGCCTTACCTTCTCGAACCTTCTGGAGCATTCCGCTCTCATACTGCGGATCTAACTGAACTTGAGAAACAATCAGATTCACATTCGAAACCGTGTATGTTGCATCATAAGAAGACTGATCGGCAACAGCAGTCGAATAAAGAACATAGTTCGTATCAATCGCCACGCCAGTGGTATTGGAAGCATTCTGGAAGAATACTTGAATAAGACCGGCAGAAGCATTGGCTGAAGCAGAAAGATTGATTTGACTAATCGTTAGATCAACTCCACCATGAAATGTAGTCCCAGATCCATTGTTATCAGATCGACACAGTTTGAAAGTTTCACCCACTACAAATGGAAACTTAGCAACGCTCTCTTCTCCCTTGAGATTGTTTTCATACGCAACATAAATAGAAGTCGTTTCAGTGGTATTCGCCCAAGTATTAGCATTCGGCGATTCACGACCATTCAGCGAATGGAAGTGCGGGTTGAGACCCGTGCGACTATCACGCATAACACTATCTAACTGCTTGATCACGTCGCTTGCTTCAGCAAGATCAATCTCAATGTAAAGACCGTTCGTCATCATGACTGGGAAGATCGTATCAGAGTTCGCAAAGATGCCAGTATGAAGCGGAAGACAAACCTTCGCATTTAGCAAATCGCTATCTTTAAAGGTTGTCGATTGATTGCCCGAAGTTTTCTTGAAATAAGGGTTTGTCATTGTATTTGCCATTCCAGTTTTCGTCGTGCCGAACGTGCCACGATTATCGGGCTGATGAACCGCACAACCTTCACGCAATGCCCTGAGATTTTCAAG